TTATGGAAAGGCCAGGCGGCGACCAGGTCGCCACCTGGTAGCGCTAGTAGATGAAGGATTGGCCAGTGGCAGCGACCATCCGACGCGCTTGTATCGAGTGGTTTGCCATGACGTACAGAACGTCTTCCGAAGGAACGGCGAAAGGCCGTTCCGGAGGTACCGACTTCACGAAGTCCGCGTTGAGGGCGGGAGTGGAGCCAAAGATCCTAGCGAAGTGCCAGAAGTTGAGAGTGGTGTCGCGGAATTCTCCCGCGATGGTGCTTTCAGATCGTCTGTATTCGTCGTAACGATCCTGATAGCCGAACGTCCCGTCCGGCGTGGCGTGCGCCGCGTAGACTTCTTTGTTGAGGACTTCTTGCTGGCCGATATGCTGGAGCTCTTTTTGCCAGAAGTCTTCTTTGACGCGGCGGTTCCAGTGTCGGGGGAGCCCTTGAGCATAGATTGTCTTGGGTCTGACGGTGAGTAGGCTGTAGATGTGGCCATGCTCTTCAAAATATCGGCGGTAGCGATTAGTTCGTGATGCAGCAATGCCATGCCCGCGCATCTCGCCGACAGGGTTAGTTCCTTCAGCAGTTTGGAGAACTTCGCTAAATTGGACAGTTTGGCGGCCGCCTCCGAGATACTCCGGTCGCTGAAGTCTCGCATCGCTTGATCTGACTCCGAGATAGCGAAGATACTCAACATACCTTGAGCCAAATCGTGCTCTTGCTTCTTCATATCGTTGTAGCGCGAACGCTTCCCTTAACAGGTTGATGGTGATGGCTGATGCTTGTGAGAGGTCGGCAAATACGTCGGGCCTATTAGACGCGGCGGTGCCTGTGGTGGAGCGGAAATATGCGAGAGATGAGTTGGTTTGGTGAGCGAAGGGGTAAGTACCGGTAGTGCCGTCGCTATCGCGAACGCTGGCAACGTTGGTGTCTACAGAAGGTGATCCGGCGTAGCCGATGCCTGATACAGGAGCCTCGTCGCCAAGCGGGATTGTGATAGCTGGGCCTTTCTGTTCCCAGGGTCGAGATGAGGTGAAGTAATCCTTTTCCCAGCAAGAGTTTTGTAGTGCTGTATTAGTAGTTGTGTCAGAGCCTGAAGTTAAATCGATGGTAAGTGCAGTCTGCAAGTCCTGATCGCGGAACCATTCGTTCCAGATGAGTGCGTAGCCACGCAAAGGTATAGCTGAGGTGACGAGGTTGTTGACGCCAGTAGGGACGCCCAGGTAGTCAGCGAGGGACCCGATAGCGGCGCCTGTGCCACCCCCCCAAGTGATGGTTGGATAGACGGACGCATCCATACCGTCTGGTCCTCCAGTAATGAACTTTTCCCAGTCCTCCCAGAGAATCCTTGTCGGGACAAACCAGTGGCTAATATCCACACGAACAGGGTGCATAACAGGAGCGAGGAGAGGGGAACAGCGAATAAGAGCCGATGTTGCTTGCTGGATACTATCACCGGGTAATACCTCCGTGAGACCAATAGGAACAAGCTCCCCCATATCGCAGGTAAGGAGCTTGTAGTTAGAGAGCGAAAACTTTGAGCGTTTCATAGGAAACCTTTTTTACCTTTGTGGAGATGTTTCAGCCTTATAGTCTGGCCTTCTTCTTGAGATATGAGTGCTTCGCGGAAAGCCAGTTGCTTAAAGCCCGGTTGCGCAGTAGCTTGTGCAGCCTCTCGCAGAGGCCGCACTTCTTCCTCCATTTTATCGAGTATTGATTGCGGGGCATTTGGGTGTCTCCCTATGCGGGTTCGTAGTCTTCTTCGGATATACTTGCCTAGTGGATAGATTTTCTTTCCGTGTCTGAGTACCAGAGGTACATCTTCTATTACGTCTTCAAGCCGATGGTGCATAAGAGTTGAGGCGATTTCATCAGCAATGTGAGCCCCTAAGCCGGGGCGATTAGACATTCGAGCGAACTCGGGATGCCTTCCGGCTAATTCTTCTTCTCCTTTCGGGTTGGTGATTTTCTTTGTTACATATCCGACTGTGTAGGCAGCGGATTGTTCCGAGAGCGTGCCAAGATAGACGTGACCTTTTCCCCAGGTTTCTGTGAAGAGAGTGCATTGGGGGCAGCACGCTGAGCCATGGCGGCTAAGCCGCGTAGAGCCTCTTCCGCACGTTTCAACTCCGAATAGCGCGAGATGGTAATGCGGATGGTCAGATTTCTCTCCATACTCTCCAACTGCGAAGTAGCGGAAGGTTCGGGGATGGAGTTTTTTTCTGAGACGTTTGAGATAATTACGCAGATCGGCGGGACATAAGGTGCCACCTTCCGGATAATGCTCTTCATCGTAAGTAAGAGTGACGAAAGCGTTGTGCTCATGTAGCGAGGCCTCAAGTAGCAGCCGATGGGTCCACACCCTTCTTTGGTTGATGCGGCAGGCAAGACATTGGCCGCACCCGAAGGCGCGGCCTTTTAAGATTATAGGATATCCGCACTTCACATCCGATATCCTATGCGTAGCGGGCGTAAGCCGCGGCGCCGAATACGACGCATCGAGCGGCGGGGGCGGCGCATAGAACGACGGCGGCGGGAGCGGAAACGGGGCATTGATAGACCTCCTTAGTAAAAACCGACCTTTCTGGGATGATACTTGCGGGGCCGGTATTCCTGCAAGAACGGATTATAGTACCATGCGTCGCCGCCGGGAGGGGGAATATTTGGCGGGTATTGGTGTAGCCAGGGAGTGCCGAGTGTAGGCAACAATCGATTTCTGACATTCCAAAATAGCATTCCAGGCACGTCTTCTTCGAGGCGTTGTTTGACATCGAAGGACATAACCGGGGCGTATCCTCCGCCAGGAGTGCGGGCAAATCCCGTGTCAGTGATAGCGCCTGGTTCGGAGTGTGGTGCTCCGGGGTCTGAAACGACTCGCTTGAGCGGGTTGTCGTCCACGAGAGCAGTAGGACCTTGCCCTTCGACGAGATAGCGTTGCCCAGGCGTCGGCATAGCTGGTGTGAGAGTCTGGGTAACCTTAGCGATCTGTGAGCGAAGATAATCGTTTTCCAGAGATGCCTTTTCCAGTGAGAGCTTGCGAGCCATAGTTTCATACGCATCGAAACGGGTTTGGGCTGGCGATGTAGCGTGGATAGCCCTTGAGATATCCTGACCGGCAGCGGGTACTGTATTGCTGAGGTCCACAGAACCGGTGCTAACAGGTGCGAATGAGTGTGTCTGGGCACCCAGGGCGTATAGGGGATGTACTCCGGCTTTTTTTGCATCTTCCACCTTCCATTGAATACCAGTGCGGGCGAAGTGTTCTTGAGCGCGGCGGTCCTTTGCTTTTTCGCGAGAGCCGAGTAGGCCGCCGACGAGGTTGGAGGCTGCGCCGATTATTGCGCTTAGCATGTCACGTTACTCCATTGGTTTCTGCGTTTACGAGCTCGGCCGGAACCGGAACCTGCTCGTTTAATAGCGTGTAGAACCTCTTTGCGAATTCGGCGTCGAATACAGATTGCAACGTTTCGAGGCATTGCAAATCGAACTCCGTAGGGGAGCGCCCGGATAGCCTTGCCGAAGCGATCGACACTCTTAGGAAGGAGACGAGCGTGCACACGTCGAATAGCAGCTGCTGGTCTGAGGGGTCTTGAGGGGTGATACTCACGGCGATCTTCCTTTATCAAGTTTAGGGTTTGGTGAGGGGTCAACAGACCCAGTGTACGCAGAGGCTGTAAGGTGGGTCTAGCGATGAAGGGTTGAGTGAATACATCGCGTTGGCCCCTTTGAGTTGTACCCCTTGATGATCTGGCCATGGTGTCACCTAGTCCAGTCCGTATCAAGTGACGGACTGGGGTTGAGGGTTGAAGGCCGGTGGCGGGCACCCAGGGGGGGAGATGCGGAAGGGCATCTCCCCCCCTGGGTGCCTCGCACCGGGAGCGGTAAGGCTCCATTCTCTGCGAGAACGTTCGCGCAGGGAGCCAGGGGGCCTCATTGGCGGCCCCCTGGACCCCCCCTAGCTATGATCATCCCTGATGATCAGGAGACGGCCCCGTGGGGGCCGGTGCGGCCGCCTGAGGCGGTCCGCTTTCTTGTGGGGGCGCCGAAGGCGCCGGGGTAGGTTTTTCCGTCTGACGACGTTTTACTTCAGCCTGTCCGGCTTTGGTGAGTTCAGAGATGGGAGGATCGAAATCGTTCTCCCAGGGTGAGTGAGGTTCGTAATCGTCGCCGACCTCGAAGTCGTCGGCTTCCTCGAAGCTTTCCATGCCCTCGCGGGCTGCTTCTTCCGCGAAACGGGCTGACCTGATCTGTTCGCGGATAATGTCCACCATAGACGGTTGTTTCCTGAAGCCGACAGGGGGTTCCATGGGCAGCGGGCTAACGATCTCGCGGCCCTTTTCATCAAGTCGTTTTTCTCGAGCTGAGGGGAGCCTGTCGTGTTCCTCCGTTGTGGGGATCGGTTCGTGGGGGTTGGTGATCTTTTTCATAGTGAAAGCTCCGTGGTGGGAGAGTTCCTCTGTGGGGTTCAGTAGATAAAGCTCTGACCTGTTTTTGCAACAAGGCGGCGAGCTTGGATCGAGTGCTTAGCCATGACATAGAGCACGTCCTCTGACGGGACAGCGAAAGTCCGGTCGGTAGGCACGCTCTTCACGAAATCGGCGTTGAGCGCTGGGGTTGATCCGAAGATACGGGCGAAGTGCCAGTGATTGAGTGTAGTGTCGCGGAATTCCCCCGCGATCGAGCTTTCTGTTCGTCTGTACTCGTCGTACCGGTCTTGGTAGCCGAAGACGCCATCAGGCGTGGCGTGGGGCGCGTAGACTTCCTTGTTGAGGACTTCTTGTTGTCCGATGTGCTGGAGTTCTTTCTGCCAGAAATCTTCTTTGACGCGGCGGTTCCAGTGTCGGAAGAGCCCTTGGGCGTAGATTGTTTTGGGTCGGACGGTGAGGAGGTTGAAGATGTAACCGTGTTCCTCAAAGTATTTACGATATCTGTTAGTTCGACTTGCAGCAATACCATGCCCGCGCATCTCCCCGACTGGGTTAGTCCCTTCAGCAGTTTGGAGAACTTCGCTAAATTGGACAGTTTGTCTGCCACCTCCGAGATACTCTGGACGTTGGAGGCGAGCGTCTGAGCTTCTGACTCCGAGATACCGAAGATACTCAACATACCTTGATCCAAATCTTGCACGGTGTTCCTCAAAGCGTTGTAGCGCGAATGCCTCGCGCAGAAGGTTGATAGTGATTGCCGAAGCCCCGGTGAGGTCGGTGATGAGGTTTCCGGCGGGATCGAGTTGTACATCAGGGTCGGCACCGCCGACCTTCACAAGTTGCCCTGTGGCTTGAGCTTGTAGGCTATTATTGGCCGTTGTGTCGAGAGCGCCAGTGTCAGCGCGGCGCACTTGCCAGCCGTTGGTGTTGGAGTGGAAGTATTCGACCGGCGCAGTATCGCCAAGCGGGATAGTGATTGCGGGACCTTTTTGTTCCCACGGACGCGATGGGGTGAA